AAATATTCTTCCAGATAGATGTCCATTTATTTATCAAGGTGCAAGTCCTGATAAAAATAAGTATGAAAAAGCACAAAGTGGATGTATTTGGCACACTGAAGGAAAGTATACCCCAACTTATAAAGGTCTTTTAAACGGCACAGAATATACAGTATATGTAAATACAGATGATGAATATGTAGTGCCAAGTACTGTTAGCTTTACTGCGTATACTTCAGGAAGTGTAACAATTAACTCATATTACTCAACAACCAGTACTGCAACTCGCTATGCAGCAAATGGTACGTCTAGTTCTGTAACAGTTACAAACTATTGGCAGGCTACTGGTGGATTTGCAAGTCCTGGAACACCTTCGGACACAAATTCAGCATTTAAAAGAGTAAGAGTCTACTCATCATATTCTGATGGCACAGAGTACTTTACTTATAGTGATGATAGATATAATGATTATGTAACTTTTACAGATAATGTTGCTAGTTCTTCTACTTATAATAAAGTAATGTTGTGGAAAGCAAAAGCTCCAAGTGATGGAGAATCTCCTACAACAGGAAGTGATTTTTGGATGAGAGGAGATGGATGTAGTAAAAGACTTAATGGATGTAAAGCACGATTTGGTTTTGATCCTATTACACCAGGTACAGGGACTTCTACAGGAAAACCTAACTCAGACACAAGTGCAGTGCTACCCTTTGGCGGATATCCAGCAGCGAAGGCTTTCTCATGATGCAGGAAATTTTTAAACATGCTGAACAAGAAGCGCCAAGAGAGTGTTGTGGACTTGTTATACAGGAAGGTAATAATGAAAAATATATTCCTTTTGAAAATATTTCCGAAAATGAAAATCAGTTTGAAATGGACGCAAAAACTTTCGTTACATATCAACTCAAATCAAACATAAAATATGTTGTCCATAGTCACTATGACGAGGATTCTCAACCAAGTGAGCATGACAAACATAATTGTACGGCAATAGGTATACCATACTTAATAGTATCCTATCCCGGCAAAGAATATACTATTTTACAACCATGACAAGAACGATATATTTACAAGGTCGAATGGGCGAAATGTTCGGCAATGAATGGAGGCTAAACTGCAACACAGTGCAGGAAGCTATGCATGCTATTGACTGTCTAAAAGGTGGTATGAAAAAATATTTAATAGATTGTACTGCAAATGGCGTAGGGTTTACAGTTCAGAAAGGCGAGAGTTTTTTAGAAAACCAAACAGTCGGTATAGAATTAGGTAAAGATGATTTAATTATTACTCCAATACCAGCAGGTTCAAGAAGACAAAGTAAAAGTAAAAGTATTGGAAAAATTATTATAGGTCTTTTATTGATTTATATAGGCATGACAACAGGGGATGGAGAGACTTTATCAAAGGGAATGCAATTGATGGTATCAGTAGGTACTCAATTAGCTTTAAGTGGAATTGTAGAATTATTGCAAAAAGAACCAGATGAACCTGAAGATAATGAATCTACTTTGTTTAATGGCCCAATCAATAATACTAAATCAGGTATACCTGTTCCTCTTTGTTATGGAAAAATGGAAGTGGGTGGAGCAGTGGTAAACTTTGGCTTTACACAAACAAGATTAAAAGGATCAGTAGGGTATCAATTCGTAGGAAAAGGTACTGCAACTGGAGGCACAGGATATAATAGTGGAGGCAATAGTGGAGGCGGAGGTACTGGAGGAAATGACTCTAGTGACTACGACTTTGTACAGGAAGAATAATGGCAAAAACAGCACAAGGAACAACATCTTTAACACAACGTAGTACTAATGCACAAAGTGCAGTTATTTATGACGTATTATCAGAAGGCCCAATTGAAGGGTTAGTATCTGGTGTATCTAGTATACGACTAAATGATAATCCTGTAGCAAATACTTTAAATGAAGGAGTTATGGGGCCTCGAAAGTCTACAGATGCTAATTATAATGCAACCTCAGGAACTATAACAGATAATAGAAGTTCTAATATGTTTAGTGATGTATTTACTGCTCAAGGAACTAGATTTGTACAAATATTTGGGGGTAAAAAACAGACTGCTAACTCAATAAATGCAACTGCAGGAAATAATATAATTATTTCTACAAATACTTCAAATATGTCATTTGATTCTACAGACATAGTTACAGAAAGTAGAGGCAAACCTCAGCAGTATATTAGAATTGATGGTGCAGGAGAAAGTGGAGGACAATTAGTTGCAGGTATAACTCAGGTTATAAATACTACTGCAGTTAAAATTGATTTAACTCCAAGTACTACTGTAACAAATACAGGAGCTTACATTGACTTAGTAGATGACGTTGCTTCTTATAGTGCGAATACTTGTACTATTTCTCCTACAGGACAAGGAGTTACAACAGCAAATACTACTGTAATTTTAAGCTCTCCTGTACGAAATTATAATGACCAACCCACATATAACTATCAAAACTTTGGATTTGCTTTTAGAACTGGAGAAAGAGACCAGGCATTTTTACCCACTCCAGCAGGAATAGGAAGTGCTTCTGTAGCTCATAATGTGTCAGGAGGAGACTTAGGAACAACTTCAGGAACAGGGTACCCTTCTCCAAGTGCTTTAGGTCTGTCATACCCCAAAGAAGAATATACAGGAAGTCCTTTAATAGTTACTTCTTCCACTATGGGAATCGGTAACCCTGGTGAAATAGATAAATTAAGATGTACAATAAACTTTCCACAACTTATCTCTCAGAGAGATACAGGAGCTATAGGCCCGGGTTTTGCAGAATATAGAATTACTTTTGGCTATTCTAGAGATGGTGGCTCTAGTTACACAGATGTTGTAAAAGCAGGTAGAGAAACAATTAGTGGTCAGTATCATGGAAATGCTGCTCCAAAATCAGCTTCTTCAGGAATGGTTAGAAGAGAAACTGTTTCTCCATTTAATCATATTTTTGAATTTGATATTTCAAGACATCAACCATTTGATGCTTATAGAGTAAAATTTGAAAGAATAACAGCAGTTAATCAAAAAGAAAATGGATGGCAACAACAAAATAGTGGAACTATACAAAGTATAGAAAATATTATAACAGATAAATTAAGTTATCCATACTCTGCATTTGGAGCTGTTGTAGTAGATGCAGAAGACTTTCAACAAATTCCAAAAAGATCTTATTTAATTCGTGGACTAAAAGTTAAAGTTCCTACAAATTATTTTCCTGCAGATACAATAGATACAGATACAGGTTTAAGAAGAACAGTAGCATCATATAAAAGAAATGTTACTACAGGTGCAGAAGAAAGTTCAGTTCAAACTTGGGATGGTAATTTTAGAGGAGACCAAAAAGAGTTCCCTAATGCTGCAGACGTAAACCATGAAGCAGTATATTGTAATAACCCTGTATGGATATTTATGGATTTATTGACAAATACAAGATATGGAGTAGGTAAATACCTAAATGAAAATTTTGATTTTTCAATGATTGATAAATACAGTTTATTTCAATTAGCAAAATATTGTGATGAATTAGTACCAGATGGAAAAGGCGGAACAGAACCAAGATTTACTTGTAATTTATATATTACTAAAGATGATACAGCATTAAAAATACTACAAAACTTAGCAAGTATGTTGAGAGGAATGTTAATATGGCATAGTGGACAAGTTACTTTAGGATCAAATATACAAAAAGGTGCAATATACACTTTTACAAAAGCAAATGTAATAGACGGTACTTTTTCTTACGCAGGAACAGCAAATAGATTCAGAAACAACCAAATAGCAGTTAGTTGGAATAATCCAGAAAATGGATATAAACAAGAAGTAGAAGTTGTAGAAGACCACGATGAAATATCAAGAACAGGTAAAATACGAAGAAAAAATATTACTGCATATGGAACAACTTCGAGAGGTCAAGCAATAAGATTAGGAAAGTATCAACTACTAACAGAAAAATTAGAAAAAGAAACTATAAGTTTTTCAACAAGTTTAAACGCTTCAATGTTAAAACCAGGAGATATAATTGATGTACAAGATCCTGATATTCATGATGTGGTTGCAAGTGGTAGAGTAACAACTTCATCTGCATCAAATACTACATTTATCAAAACAGACAGAGACATCACATCTTTCTTAGATGGAACAAATATATTTAAACTACACTTAATATACCCTAGTGGAGGTTGTTATTTAGCTCAATCAAGTGCTACTATTAATTCTGTAGATTATGTTCAAGGAGAATTAATTCTTCAAAATGCAGATGCTGTAAATATTACTAGCCAAGTACTTGCATCAAATCTTGTAGATGATTCTGGAGATACTGTTTCAGCAATATGGTCAGATGATGTCCGAGTTGAAACACAAACAGTAGATTATGCAAATACAGATAGTACAGGAATTGCTGTAGATACTGGATTTACTTCAGCCCCAAATGGAGAAGTAATTTTTACAGTTAGTGGACAAAATGCAAGTGGTGCAGAAGTAACTGGTAGTTTAAAACAATATATAATATTAAGTATAAAAGAAGATACAAAAAATATGCAGTATGGTATTACTGCAGCAGACTATCATGTAGAAAAATTTGATGAAGTAGACAGAGGATTCGTAATACCTGAACTTCCAGATATAAAAAGACTACCACAAAGAGGCGACCAAGTACCTGCTCCAAGTGGAGTAACTATAAGTATAATAAAAGGAGATGGAGTCGGTGGGGATGGTTTAACATCAAGTGCTGATTCAGGAGAAACAAGTTATTCAATAGTAGTAAGTTGGACACATCCAACAACTCCACGAACAGACTCTGAGGGCAATACAATTAATGATGTATATGAACATCTAGCAGGTTATAATATTCAACATAATGTTATAACTGAAAATCAAGATTTAAGTGTTGGAGAGTTTGTAACAGAAGAACTTAGAACTACTACTAAAACAGAGTTTATTATAAGAAATGTTGTTCCAAGAGATGAGTATATTGTTCGTATACAAACAGTAAATACAAACGGATATACTTCAGGATACTTACAAAGAAAAGTAGACTTTACATCAGAGCACTCTAGCCCTTTCACTTCAAGCATAGTTGCTGGAGGATTAAGTGGAGGTATTCAGAAAGGTGGAATATTATCTACTGTCCCAAATATTAATTCAGCAAATGGTTTAGTAACTTTTGCAAATTCATCTTATGCTTTTACTCCACCAAATGGAGTAGAGTCTATTACCGTGGATAGTGGTAACACTAATTTTACTCAAGAATCTTTCTCAGCTTTAGCAAACGGAGAAACAGCTTATTTACTATTTGACTATGATGGTAGTTTATCTAGAGGAATAACAAGAGAAGATCCATTAAGACCTATTATATTAGCAAATGATACAACAGCAGCAGACCCTAGCACAGGTGCAGAATATAACTATATTTTCTTCAGTAGATTAGGACAAGCTAATAATGATTTAACAGCAGCAAACGGTACAATTACAACTACAGCAGGAGACCCTACTGTAACAGGAACAAGCACTACATTTACATCAGACTTTAGAGCAGGAGACATAGTAGCTTTAGATGATGCAGGTGCAGATAGATTTATGACTAAAGTAGGATATATCGAAAGCGATACTTCTATGACTTTACAATCAGCTATTCCACACGATTATAGTGGAGTAAATATCTACAGACAACAATTAAGAATAGATTTATCTAGAGATACAATTATTGGAGAAATTAAAAATACTGCAGGTACTTTTACATATACTGGTTTTACCAATAAAATGAAAGTTGATACCTCTGATGAAATTGGAGATAATACTATTACTTCAGTACAAATAACAGGAAATGCAGTAACAGGTGCAAGTATCGCAGCAAACAGTATTGGATCACTACAAATAACAGGAAATGCGATAACAAGTTCTGAAATAGCGGCAAACAGTATAGGTTCAGCAGCAATAGTAGCAGGATCTATAGGTAGTTCTGAAATAGCAGCAAACAGCATAGGCTCAGCAGCAATAGTAGCAGGCTCTATAGGTAGCTCTGAAATTGCGGCAAACAGCATAGGCTCAGTAGCTATTTCATCTAATGCTATTACAAGTTCCCAAATATCAGCAAACAGCATAGGCTCAGCAGCAATAGTAGCAGGATCTATAGGATTCAACGAAATAGCCGCAAATAGTATAGGCTCAGTAGCTATTGCAGCTAATGCTGTTACAAGTAGTGAAATAGCATCTAATTCAATTGGAACAATAGCAATTGCAGCTAATAGTATTACATCTGCACAATTAACAGCAAATGCAGTACAAGCTTTTACAGTTACAGCAAACTCTATTACAGCAGTAGAAATTGCTTCAGGTACTATTACAAATGCACTTCTATCTGCAAATTCCATTACTTCTATAGAAATTTCAGGAAACTCAATAACTAGTTCTGAAATAGCTGCAAACTCTGTAACTGGTACAATTATACTTGGAAATTCAGTAGGGTCAAGCGAAATAGCAGCAAACTCTGTTAATGGTATTATACTTTCTAGTGGAGCAGTAGACGCCGCAGCTAAGTTAGCAGATAACATTGTTATAAATAGTAAAATAGCAGGCAATGCTGTAGATACCGCGCAACTATTAACAGGAGCAGTAGAAACTTTACAAATAGCCGCGGATGCAATTACAAATGCAAAAATAGCAGCTAATGCAGTAAATACTTCAGAAATTGTATCAAATGCAATCACAGGAGACTTAATAGCAGCTAATGCTGTAGCTACTGCCCAAATAAAATCAAACTCTATAACTTCAGCAGCAATAGTCGCAGGCGCTATTGGAAGTTCAGAAATGGCAGCAAATAGTATTGGCACAGCAAATATTGTATCAGATGCAATTGATTCATCCCATATCTCTGCAAATAGTATTGGGTCAACAGCTATAGTAGCAGGAGCTATTGATTCATCTCATGTATCAGCGAACAGTATTGGAACAACTGCTATAGTAGCAGGAGCTATTGATTCATCTCATATCTCTGCAAATAGTATTGGGTCAACAGCTATAGTAGCAGG